ATTTGTATTGCTTACGACTTCAAGATTTAAATCAGGTGCAAGCAAAGCGCCGTTTAGCCCACTGATCTTGCTTAGATCAATGGCAATGCCTTTGGCATCAAGTATGGTAATTTGCTTTCCAGCCTTTTCAGCTTGCTTAAATAGCGTTGGTGTCTGAATGCCGATGACATTGCCAGCATTTAGATTCAAACCATCAAGCCCTCGGATAGAATTACCTGTCAATTTACTGGCTGCATTTTTAGCAATACTAAACAAACGATTAAATGCACCAGTCACCTTGTCCCAGATACTTTTGCCTACTGTTCCCTGCTGATCTTTCTGAATTGCGGAAAGCTTTAGCAGTTCAGTTAGTTGGTTGTCTGTCTCGCTTGACAAGCCTAGTGTGAAAACCAAATCACTTGGTCTGACTTCTGGATCAAGCTTTACGGTTTTTTCAACCATCTTGCTTAATTGATCTGCATCAACATCTTTCAATGTTTTCTTAATCATTTCATTAGCAGATAGCTCGATCTGTTGCGCTGTAATCTGTTGAACAAGCGCATCATTCACTGCTTGATTGCCTACTTCACGCTCCTGTCGTGACTTTAAAATCGCATCAGGATGAGCATCATAATTAGATGGCTGAAATGACCACCCCTTATCTGGTTGCACATCGGGCAGATCATCATCAGGCGTTATACCTTTTCGGATTGCTTGCTTTTCAGTGATTGCAGTTGTAGTACATCGGCAGCGAAAACCATTTGGAACGTAATATTTCTGCCAAAATGGGTCATCAATGTGACGAATCACACCATCCAAAGCCAAATGGCTTGGTCTGACTCGACTATCATTGATAGCCATATACTCAAGATAAGGTCGTTTGTCCTTATTTTGCTGCTGATGACTCCACTTTCCACGGGCATAAGCATTCTGAATATTGGTGCGGAATACATTATCTAAATGTGCTTCTGATAGCTCAATGCCGCTTTCATCTACCAACTTCTGAAAATCAGCAAAGGTCCCGCCACTTTCTAGGACCTTATAAGCCGACCTCAACACAGATTCAATTTGATCAAGCCCAGCTAAATAACTCACCGTTGACGCATATTGGCGTGATGCAAGATCAAGTGAGTAATACTCAGTAGGCAGTAAAACTTTGCGAGAGCGCGCAAACTGGACGGCTTGCAAGAGTGTCATGTCATCCATTTAACGACCCTCTTTAGAATGCACATATCCCAAAATATCAGCAGCAAACAATGCTCTATCCATTAGCTCATTGAATTGAGTTTTATCCGCATCTTTCAACAATGAAAATAATTGCGTCTGCAAGTCCTCGATGCTGTTGCTATTCAGAATCAGGTCTTTCATATCTTTATCGGAGAACAACTTAAAATCTTGCTCTGCCAATTCATCAAGCTCTTGTTGCTCAGCACTAAGCTTATTGACTGTGCTTGCGAAACTGAAAGGTTTGCTTGGAATTGCTTTAAATTGCGGTTGTGGTGTTTGACTTGGCAAAGATTCTGCCAAATCTCCCTCTTGCAATCCATACTCACGAATAAAATATTGTGTGGTAAATACTGCACCTGCATCTTTAAGCTGAACATCACGCTCAGCTTGATCTTTATTGAGCTGCTTAGACTTCTCACCCAAGATGATTTCATGCTTGCCCCAACCGTTTAAGGCACAAAGCGCATCAACAATAGCCTGAAATGTCGGTGTAACTAATCGAATATCTGCATTCAATTTATCTTTTCGTACGTTCTCATGCACTTCGCCCAATGCACGGCTACCAGTTCCATCAGTGCCACTTGTGAGTGTTTGCCCTAAGATTACTTTTTGAATCTGACGAATAATCGTATTGTTAAAGGTCTCGAATGATGCACCCGCATTACTCGATGATGCAGCAGATAAAATTTGCACATCATCCTCTGCATCAATTGAGATAACACTCTGAGCATGGGCATTCAACAATGCTTGATTCATTTCCGATGGGTCTGAATCTTTACACTTACCCAGAAGTATCGGTGTACCAAAACGCTCCAAAAACTTCGCCCAGAACTTAAAGCCATTCTTACGAAAGAAATCCAACCAATAAACGACTGTCAGCAATGCTTTACCGTATGGCTGCTTATAAGTTGATTTGCGCCGTGTCATAAAGAATTTAAAGACTTGATCAACTTCGGATTCTTGCCCCGTGCCCTCTGGTCGATAGATTAAACGACCATCATTCTTAGGCTCGAACCACTCCATTGGCTTTTCACCAACCCATTGAATACTGATGTAATCACCATCTTGGTTGTAAACCAACTCTTGAACTGAATAACCAAATAGCAAGGCATTGATTGATCCTGTTGCAATTTCAGCAAACCACTCTTTAATTTCTTGCATTAATAAAATGGCTTCTGGTGTATCGCTTGGCTCAAATCTAAATGGAGTTGCAAGTAATGCATCAATGCGTGTTTCAACCGCTTGCCCAATTTCATCATCATCAAGAAGAATCGCTAAACGATGACGTTGTATCCCTGCTTTTCGTAAAGTCTCATCTAAATCAAGTTGTTTGCTTAACTTATAGAATTGACTGACCGCTTCTTGAGAATATAAGGATCCATTAGACAAAGCCTTTTTAGACGCTTTGTCCTTGATTTTAGACTTTGCCATGTTGATACCTTAGTTAAAATATTCGACTTCCTGCGGTTGCAGGTTTTTTGGGTGTTCTGCCTTTGATTAATGGCTGCAATGCGTATCTGATTGCATCGATATGATGGTTATACATATCGAGAATGACTGGCAATACATCCCCAGCACGGTTGACCTTGTACGAATACAAGCGGAATTCTCTCGCTGTTTCAGTGCAACGTGGATGAATGACAATCTTCTTAAATTTCTTTAAGTAAGTAATGCCATCTTCAACACTTCCCGCACCTTTTTCTGCTGCTTCAATCTTAAAACCTTGCCGTTTTAAGTAGCTGATTGTTTCAGGTCGTGCTGAGTCTGCCCTGATCTTGTGCTCTCTTGCGCCTGGAACTTCATCAAATAGCTTTGGCAAATGATCAATTTCACAACCGACTTGATTCACTTCATGTTCGATATACAAAACATCATCATGTACCCATATTTTATTCAGCGTGGTCGGGTCTTTAGCAAAGCCCCAGTCAGCGCCGTAGTAAACGTCTACCCAGTCAGGCTGTGGCTCAAATTCTTCAATAATGTAATGACCGCTAAACACAAGCGAGTCTGAAAACTCAAGATAAGCGCCACGCCACACATGCTCGAATAAAGCCCATGCGTTTGCATCGCCCGCTTGTTGCATCTGAATAGCACGCTGCCGATCTGCTTCGTATTCATCCAGTAAGGTTTTGCCTGCAAACGGATTGTTGTCAATGTTGACCTCAACCACAATGCTGTTGTCAGGTGCGAACTCTCCACGCAAAAAGTCATCAATCGGATCGTGTTTTGATTCAGGATTCCATGATGCCCATATTTCAGCACCCTCTGTTCGCATGGTTGGACGCAATAGGCGCAATGACTTATCAGATAGCCGATTAGCTTCTTCAATCCATGCCCGTCTAAATCCCTCTAATGACTTGATTGAATCAGCCGTATGGTCTTGCATACCCTGAAACAGAATCACACCATCACCACCAACACGCTTAATTAAGTCACGCTGACAGTCGAAGTAGTCGGATAATCCAAGTGCTTTGATCTTATCTTCAATCAATTGCTTTGATGAAAACTTGATAGACTTTTGCACTTCACGAATGCATACAGCACGAAGCTCTTTATCAGCAAAGCAATCTTCAACCAGTGCCTCAGCAAAGAAGTGTGACTTACCTGAACCACGACCACCACACGCAGCTTTGTAGCGTGATGGTTGCAATAACGGCAATGCCCATCGTGGCGTTTGAATCTCAAGCTCCACAATGTCACCCCTTAGTTAATTACTCGTCTTGTGATAACTACTTCAAGGTCCTTGCCACCTTTGCCTGTATGCTCAATCACTTGCTTATCCAATCCAAGCAATTTAGCCTTACCCATTGTTGCGGATACAGCAGCAGATACTTGCGGGCGCTCACCCTCAAAAGCTGCCTGTCTTGCTTCTTCCAGTTCAAGCAATAGCGAATCAACCGTGATGTTGTGGCGCTTCGAGTGCTCTTTGCGAATCTGGTCGAGCCTTGCCGTAATCTTGCCGTTATCCAAAAGCTCTTTGGCTTTGCGGTTTACGGTATTTTCATTCATCGAATCCGCATCATAAGACTGTCGATATGCTTCAGAGGCATTGCCAAGCTCAATATATAACTGGCAAAAACTCTCCTGCTTAGGCGTTAAGTTTATTTCTGCCATATTGTTATTCCTGATAAGACCACTTTAAATCATCTGGACAAGTCAACTTCACACCATCCTTTAAGCACCACATCTCAATATCAGTTAAGAATTCAGCCATCTGTTTTGTTGTAGCTTCTGTGATGCTCATTCGATTCGATACAAACTGGCGTAATGGCTCATATTCGGATGCACCTGACTCTTTAAGCTCTCGCATAACTCTAAATGTTTCAGGATACTCACCAACATTGTCGC